ATTGATTCTATTGTAGCTCATTATAGAGACAGATTAGGTCGAATAATAAATTGGACTCTAAACGGAGGAGAGTTGTTAGACATAGATGATATTGCAATAATATTAAAAGCTATGAAAACTGGCAACGGTTCGGTTTCAATTACTACTAACGGTGGTAAATTATGGATGGATTGGTGGGCTCTAGAAAAATATATAGATTCGGTAAATTTAACTTTTCACTTTTGGCAAAATCCGGCTCTCATGAAATACATTGTTGATACATTTAAAAGTAAAGGCAAGAAATTTTCCATAACTGCTCCGATTCGACCCACTAATGTTCAAGAAGATATAGATCGAGTGTTGATGCTTGAAGACACTATAGACATGTTGGTTTCTAAAACTCAATTATATATTAATGGAGATTCTAGCATAGGAATGATGAATTACAGTTTTGACGATCTACAGAAAATTGATTTTTTCAATCTATCTAAAGAAGGGCGTATTAAATTCCTAGAAGAACAGGCTAGAAGGAAGACCGAAGCACCTCCTCCACCACCTGTAGAAAAGAGTGCTCTTGTCAAGCAGGCAATTTATTTTAAACAAACTACGTGGGATGATCGGTATAAAGATACTTATAGTCAAAACCCTAAATATACAGGACAGCTTTGTAATGCTGGTATAGAATGTCTTTACATAGAACCTAACGGTTGGGTCACTGGCAGTTCCTGCAATAATTATCCGTTAGGTAATATCTATCAAGGATTTAATCCTCCAGGAGGTCCACAAAAGTGCGGAATGATAGCCTGTGTGAATAAAAGTGATCAACTGATCACAAAGTTCCCTCAGCCCGACCAGTGAGGTATTCGTCATTGTGCATCCATGCACCCTTATACCAAAAACCCCATTCACGTTGTTGAGGACCTGGCATAAACAAGGTCCAACATTCTACACCTTCGCATAGTTCAATACGATGATAACTGGTAGCACTACATACACGGAAGTGTCCGGGGCCACGCCACATTCTTTCTTCACCGATCTTTTCACTTAGAGAGTTAAACTTGCCCACCCATTCATAATATCCACCTTTGAGAATTACGGTAGCGTAGCCCCATGGATGGTCATGCACATCATCGGGATCTGACTTAAGAAATTTATGTAAGAACACGTTAAAGGGAAAACGCTTTCTGTCCTTGAGGAAAAGATAATAACGCTCGAGATAGGGTTCATTGTTGATCCTATCCATTACGGTGCGTTTGCGACCCAGTCTTTCGAGACAGTTCAAAAACCATTTCATTTAAGATTCTCCAAAAGTTTAGTGGCACTAAAAAACTGTTCTGTTAAATCACGTGTTTGTTTTCTTAATGTGGGCAAGAACTTTTCGTAGTTGTCCATATACTGGATTATTTTAGCACATAAATCTTGACGATGTATAGTATATGCTTCAAACGACTCAGTCCATTCACTTGGGTATTTAAAAGTGGCATAGGCCATTTCTGAATAACTTAATCGATCCGGTACTAAAGGAATAGCATCTACAATAGCACCTTCGTACCAACTGATTCCCAATGTTTCCTGTAGGTTAGCACTGAATACCATTTTACTTTCGCCTAACATATTATGATATTCGTTCTTTGTAAGTTCTTGTTCTTGACAGATAACGAACTCATATTGAGGAAGTTGTTCTTTAAGGTCTCTAAAAATTTCGACTTGTTTCTCTGGAGCCAGCCTGTGTGGAAATAGGATTAGGTCTCTCTTGGTCATTCCCTTGTAGGGTGTTAGAGTATTGACCATATATTCCATAGGCCATCCTGTGCGTACAATCTTTCCTTTTTCTATATACGATAGTTTTGCTGTTTCGAAATCGATACTTAGAAGATTATGACAAAATAACTCAATATGGAAGTCTGTGGCAAAGTAGTTATGATCAATAGCGTGGAAGAAGCTTTTCTCAGCATGTCTAACCCATGGCTTATCACCAACAAGTCTGCCTAAAAAGTCTTGGGGATCGTATGATCCAGCATGCCATAATGCGTGTATCTTAACAGGAATGTTAAGAAGTTCACTCATGTATTTAAGATTGATAATCCCAGGATGCCAAGCATCTGTAAAGATAAAATGATCGCCACTACTAATCTTGCCCTGTACGAAGAGTCTAGATATAGCTTCAACTTGAACAGCTTTGTAGATGTTGGTGCCACCAAAGTTAAGAAAAGCCCCAGGAGTAGTAGCCCTTGGGATATCATCAGGGCCTTGTATAACGGTAACATTGTGTCCTGCCTTTTTGAGTAAAGAAGGTACATGGGTCTTCCATTGACCCGTGTACCTTGTTTCAACGCTTTCTAAATCAACGAGAAAAATGTTCGCCATTGTTGTATCTCGGATTTTTTCCTTGGTAAGGTTTGCGTTCACCGTTCCAGGGTTTCTTCTCGTATCCTCGACTCCAATCTCGATACTCTTTAGACCTATACAGATCTTTAGGATCAAAATTGATCATTTCAAACCGGCAATGATCATGCCATTTTTCGAGGTCTTCGAAGATTTTTGTGACCTCTGGTTTCATTACGAGAGTTTTTTGAATGTAAGCAGGAACTGCCATTTTAAGATTCCATTGTAGAAATATAGTTATCAAAAGTAAGGGTGGCGCCATTCTCGCCGTCCTCACTGACTTCGATCTCGGTCTTGCGACCGGGATATCTTGCTTTGATGGTCTCGTTAAGATCACGAGCGATCATCTCGCAGGATTTGTGGTCAAGCTCTAATGTGCCATCGCTGTAGCACTTTTCTAGCCAACGCTTAAACTGAATGAACTCAATGTCGCGATCATCTTGATAGACCTGGATCGCAACTTTGAAATGAAAAATATGCCGATGCGGAGTTCCAAGGAAACTGACATCATACTCATCTCCTGTGGCCAGTTTAGGATCAGTTGCCGCCGCAGGATACATATGAATACCTTCTTTGCGGAAGGTTACCCAAATAAAACTAGAGTCCATTATACTTCTTTCTTAGCAGTTTTTGTTGTGGTCTTTTTTGCAGGAGTTTCTTGAGGAAGATTGTCTTTCATCATGTTATAGATTTCCCACAGTTTCCAATCAATACTTTCCAGTAGTTTGAATAGTTTTTCCTGTGGATCTTCTTTAGGAGCACCTTTTGTAATTTTTGAAGTAATCATTTTAGTACCTTATCGTTTTTATATTGAGACCAATCTGTAAACGAGTCTCTATCTTTTAATTTATGTAGACTGTGTGTCCACACACCTGGGTTTGTTGCCTTAAAATCTCGATCATCAATTTTAATCATAGTGTTGTAATTCCAAAGTTTAATATATGGAATTGGCACACGAATTTGTGGAATAAAGTTATCGTACTCGTTAAGACCAACGTCATTAAATTCTTCGACAGCTACAAGTGGAATATCGAGACTACATAGATAGCCTTGATCGAGAAAGTAGGTAATCATACTTTCCCAACGCTGCCAGTCTAAATTATTTTGTGGATTGAAACTGTGATTGGCGCCAAAGAAAATATGTCTGATATGTTTGTTGGTATCTGTATAAGAATTTTGATCGCTGAGGAAACTTTCAATATCCTCAATGGGTTGAACACCGGTTACAAACAGTGTAACCATACCGTATGCAGGAGTATGTTCTACTTCATTACCAATAAAGAATGTTACAGTAGAAGATTCTCCTGTATCGTAATCACGCTTCATTTTTCTTTTTGCGACGAGTTGTTTTAACAGTATTAACTTTAACAGAACTTTCAGCATCTGTCAAGGCTTTTTGGACATCTTTTAGAAGTGCTGCATCATCCCATACCAGTTCGGTTTTACCATTTTCGTAGGTTGTAACAGTGAGATGACTGCCTACAACAACCTTAGGCCACTTAGTATTTTTGATTTTTTTCATTTCTGCAACATCTGCAGATTCTACTAGTTCTGTTTTCTTTTTGCGAGCCATTTTATTCTTCCACAAAGTCAATAACATTGCCGTTATCATCGGCACAAATAATACGCACGATTTCACCAGCCTCGTCGACAATTTCTAACGGACCCCATACCCAAACTTCAGTTTCGCTCAGGCTCCAATCTTCTTCATCTTCTAAAGCATAACTACCGTTTTCATCGATAAACTCTTGTAGGCGTTCTTGTTCTTCTTCGTCCATGTCTTCTGGAAAGTCTACACCACCCCAGCAGCCGCCATCGAACATTTCATATAGAAATGCATCTTCGATATTGTTTACACAGCAGTTGTTTAGATCGATGCTATCTTTCTTACCATCGCCGCCCGGAACTTCCGTGAATTCAAATTCTGGCAGATTATCGTCTGATGTATAAACTTCGTATTCACAAAAACGAAACCCATCTCTGACAATAATATGTCCATCGTACTTTTCATTATAGAAATATTCTATCTGTTCGCAAGATTTTTTGTGGTGAGTTCTAACTTTCCATGTGGCCATTTTATTCTCCTGTTACACTTTCTTCGAGTGCTCTTAGATCGTCATCGTCGGGATTGGCGAGATCGATTTCATCTTGATCTGTTACAGTTTCGATTTCAAATAATGAACCGAAAGCGTTCTGTGCAGGGCCACCTTGTAGTCGAGCACCTTCTAGACTCTTCAAGAAAGGCCCGGCCTGTTCGATCATGGCAAATGCATCTGCTTTTGATCCTGTGTTAAACAGATCTTCAATAAAACTACTGAAGTATAGGATATTACGAGGAACCCAATCACTGTATTCGTCGCTCATATCACTGGATTTAACCTTTTTCCAGTGGCGCCAGTTGATCTTATTTTTAGTCTTGGCTATTTCAATATCCATTAACTGCTGTGCTCTTTGCACCGCAACGATATGACAATAGACATTATGACCCATCATTAGTGCATAGGCAAAACTATCCCAAGATGTTTTACCTTCTTTATTGACCTTGTTCAACATACCTGGCGCATAGTGACAGATATCACCGATAGTCAGCCTGCGACCAATTTCTGATTCAAAGGGGAAGGGGATGTCGCTGCCTGCAAGGGCTTTGTTGTCTGGGGCTTTGTCCATAATAACGCTCCACCTTTTTGGCAGGTGTTGTGCGTTGGTGTAGACAAGTCCGTGCGCTGT